CAGATTCTTACCTCTTTGAATCAGGCACAAAGACACGCGTTCTCCCAGATGTCCTTTCAGCGAACCTCACAGTTCGTTTCCAGGTTTACGGATACGCTGCTCTTGCTCATCGTTACAATAAGTCGATTTCGGCTGTAACGGGTACGGGTACTGTTGCTCCATCAGGTTACTAATAGTTACCTTTAGGTACTTTTAGATACTTGGTCTTGTCGCTGACTCAATCTTCGGATAGGGTCAGCGACAAGCGCAACACCAATTCCACAGGGGGATTTTATGAAATCATTATTTTTAGAAGGCCTACAATCTGCTCGCGAAATAGTGCAGAATAAAGGCGTTGAACATTTAGATCGCTTGATTCTTGAATTGCAAATGTCAAACAATGTCATCGAAAATGCAGCAGTTCAACCGATTGCAGAAACACGATGAAGAAAAATGACCGCATTTGCATTGGAATGGTCAACAACGGACAAATTGACGGACTCCTAGCGCAAGATTTGATTCACATTGCAGTTCATCCAAGCCGAAAGTTTTACAACCTTGTTCAAGTTGCAAACATCGGCCTCACAACACGCTCTCGAAATCTTGTTGTCAAAACATTTCTTGAAACAACCGAAGCTGAATGGTTGTTGATTCTTGACTCAGATGAACGATTGAGCATTGATACTTGGCTCAAATTGATTGAAGCTGCTGATGAAAAAAATCGCCCAATCGTGTCAGGATTAGTTTTTGCCGCTTTTTATGACAATGGCGATGTATTGCGAGCAGTTCCCACCATTTATCGAATGGATATGGAAACAGGCTTACAACCGATTGATGACTATGAAGAAAATGCGGTCATCGAAGTAGATGCGACCGGCACAGGTTGTCTTTTGATTCATAGAAGCGTTCTCAACACAATGCGCGAGACTGCTACTGAAAACCAAGGCAAAGATTGGGCTTGGTTCGTAGAAGGTGCAATCGGCGGCGTTTATTTCGGCGAGGATTTGCTTTTCTCAAAACGATTGAAATCTCTTGGTTACAAAATCCACGCTCACACCGGCGCAATTTTGCCTCACCATAAACAATTTTGGCTCGATGATCGCCANCACAAACCACTTCGCGACATCGCAGTCTCTCAGAAATAGCATGAAGGTTGGCTGTACCCCTGGCAGACAACCTTCATGCCCTAATCTCAAGGAGTGATTCATGGCAACTTATGACATTGGAGACAAGGTTTACCTGTCTTGGTCAACCTATGATTCAAGCGGAAACCTTGCCAACCCTGGCACCGTCACCGCCTCAATCACTCTTCCTGACGGCACTTCCACCTCAGTAAGCACCGCTACAGCCTCCACAGGGGCTTACACGGCTTCATATAGCCCATCTCAGGCTGGTCGTCACATTGTTTCCTGGACAGCCACAGGCACTTGGCCACAAGCCTATGCAGACATTTTTGAAGTTCGCGACATTGCCGACATTGGCATTGTCGGATTGAGTGAAGTCAAGCAACACCTCAACATTCCAGCAAGTTCCACAGCTGATGACGAGGAAATTTTGCGCTTCATGGATGCGGCAACTGACCTTGCTGAATCTTATGTCGGTCAAGTCCTTGGTCGTCGCACTTACACCTCAGAGCTTTATGATGGTGGAGCAGATTGCATTCGTATCCGCAATCCTCGCGCAATTTCCATCACCTCAGTTTATGAAAATGGCGCTCTTGTAGCCGCTTCGGGTTATGCCCTCGATTACACCGGACAACGCCTTTATCGAGTTGGATCATCAACCCTTTATGCCACAAATTCTTATGGATATTGGACTGCCGGCTTCAATAACATTTCCGTCACTTATGTCGCCGGATATGTGAACCCTTCTCAAGCTGCAAAACAAGGTGTCCTTGAAATTATTCGTCACCTATGGCAGACACAGCGCGGAACGATGAATGTCCTTGGTCGCACTTTAGCCGGAGATGAATTCACGCCAGCAACAACCGGCGCAGGTTATTCACTTCCACGCCGAGCGATGGAATTACTTGATCCAACAAGTTTCCCAGGAATGGCCTAACCCATGACAGTAACCGCNCTTTTCCCAACAATGATTGACAAGATTATTGTTGCACTCAANGCATCATCTTCATTGACCGGCGTTCGCGTATTTGATGGCGCTCAAGTTGACCAATCTTACCCAGGAGATGCCATCGCAATCGGTCACGATGGCTCATTTGGCGACATTGAAATGCAAATTGGTAATGTCACAGACAATCCATTTGTTTTTACTAATCTGCACGAAGAGTCAGGAACAATCAACTGCTCTCTTTGGTCGCAAGATGGCACAACCGATGTTGCAGCTCGTCGCACTCGCGCTTTTCAAATCTTGTCGGCAGTAGATACCGCTTTGCGAGTTGACCCAACCTTCGGTGGGACTTGTCTTTATTCAATCCTCGCGACAAATACAGTTTCATACGCTCAAACAGGATTTGGTGTTGCTTGCCAAATCAATTTCACAATCAACTACCAAGCACAGTCATAAGGAGAAATCAATGGCTAGTTACACAATCACATCAGACCGCCTTGATACCCCAAAGGTGCAAGGAGATTCAATTACGGATGCAGAATTACTTGAAATGGGAGCAAACATTGATGCGCTCATTTCAGGTGGTCATCTTTCAGATGGCAAAGAAGTAAAAACAACCCCAGCAACCGCGCCAGCAGCGACTCAAGGAGCATAACAAATGGCAAAGATAGTCCTAACGGATGCGAAAGTGACCATCAATTCGGTGGTTCTCTCGGATCATATTTCTAGTATCACTCTTGATACAAAGGAAGATATTGTTGAGACAACGGGATTTGGTGCAACTGGAGCTGCAAANACTCGCGTTGCAGGTCTTGTTGACAATTCAGTCACGATTGATTTCATGCAAGACTTCGCAGCAGCGAATGTTGAAGCAACAATCTATCCTTTGATTGGAACAGCAACCACAATCGTTGTTCAACCAACATCTTCGGCAGTAGGAACAACCAACCCCACATACACATTTTCCGCGATTATTTCCGAGTGGCAACCCCTCAAGGGCGGCATTGGACAATTAGCAACGGCATCGGTAACATGGCCTATTAGCGGAGCGATTGCAAAGGCGACAGCATAATGGCAAAANTAGTCCTAACAAACCCATCAATCACAATCGGCGGCGTTGACCTTTCAGATCACATCAACAATGTCACACTTGATACCAAGTACGACATCGTTGAAACAACTGCATTTGGATCAACAGCAAAAACTCGCGTTGCTGGTCTTGCGGATAATTCCGTGACCATCGACTTTATGCAGGATTTTGGAGCTTCATCAGTTGAAGCAACAATTTATCCAATTCTCGGCACAGCAACTTCGATTGTTATCAAGCCGGTTGCAGGAACAACAACAACAACCAATCCGCAATATACAATTTCGGCGGTTGTTAGCGAATGGCAGCCACTCAAGGGTGGAATTGGTCAGCTCGCAACTGCCTCGGTGACTTGGCCTGTATCAGGTGCAATCACTAAGGCACTTTCATAATCAATTCCTAATCAGGGGGTAATACAATGGATGGACTTTCAGTCAAAGTAACAATGGAAGATGGCACAGAGCATCAGTTCTCGCTTCGCCCTCGCATCATTGTTGATTTTGAGCAAAAGTATGGAAAAGGAATGGCAAAACTGCTCGGTGATGAGCAAAAAATCGAGCATATCTATTATCTCGGTTGGGCAACCTTGAAGGCGAATAACATTCCCGTCAAGCCATTTGGCCCTGAATTCCTTGACACAATCAAGACTGCATCGCTCGAGTCTGACCCTTCCTAAGAATCCACCGCAACAGCCTCACCTACACGATTGCGGTTCTTGCGGTGGAATTAGGAATCTCTCCAAACGCTCTTTTAGATGCACCCGATGGAGTCTTGGAAGCGATTACCGCTTATTTGAGAGAGAAAAACAAAGATAGGGAGTGATCATGGCCGATAACAGCACGATTGTTGTGACGGGCGTGAAAGAAACCATTGCTGGACTCAAGAAGTTTGACCAAGATTCTTTGAAAAAATTCAATAAAGTTATCAACACGGAATTGCGTAAAGCAAAAGTTGAAGCTCAAAAGATTGTTATTGAATCAGCCACTCAAGGTCAAGGCCAAGGCGCACCTTTGAGTGGTTGGTCAACAAATAAAAAACAAGGCCCCCAACTCCCAACCAAAAAGGGATTGGCTCGACCATTTCCTGAATGGAATACGGGTCAAGTTGTTTCTGGTATTGTTGCCTCTAAAGCACAAGGCAAAGTTCGCAAAGCCGATTACACAACATCAGCCGGTGCATTNATCAACAAATCCCGCGCTGGCGCTATCTTTGAAATTGCTGGTCGCAAGCCAGGGCCAGGAAGAACAAAAAGTGGTACGGCTTTCAAAGAAAAACTTACTGAATTNTATGGCCCTGCAAGCCGTGTTGTATGGCGAGNGGTTGATAAAAACAGGCTCAAAATTCAAGCCAGTTTTGCTACGGCTCTTGAAGAGGCTAAAAAAGATTTGCAAAAAGCACTTGAATCTCAAAACGCAAAATAAGGAGAGAAAATGACAAGTAGAGGCGCAATCGTCGCTCGCATTATCTCTGAATATGATGCAAAGGGAACCAAAGCAG